CAGTCGTTCAGACTCGCGGCGGCCAGGACCAGGAGCCCGGGCCTTCGCCTTCCATCCGGGACGTGGCCCAGTAGTGGTCGTTGCCGTCCAGGAACACCTGCAGATTCGCGGTGGTCACGGACGGGTCGAACAGGCGGACCACGACGGCCGGGTAGATGTCGCCTTCACTGGCCCAGTTGCCGAAGTGCTCAACGTGGCCGGTGCGCCCGTGCTGGCCGGACTCGACCGGCCCGGCGAGCTGGCGGCGGAAGTTGCTGGCGTCCTCCCGGCGCCGGTTGATCTCGTCCGCGTCGATCTGGGTCAGCGTGTAGTGGACGATGCGGCCGACCGAGGGCTTCATCAGCAGGCCCCCGTACCGGGTGCGAGCACGTTCCCCTGGCTGGCAGCAGCCCCCCACGGGTTGGACACCGGCCACGACGAGTCCACCCACGACGACGACACCCTCGGGCACGCCGGGTCTGAGCCCGCCGCCGCGGCGTACGCCCACCGCCCGGTGGTCCCCAGCTCGCTGCTGGCCGCCCCGGCCACATAGAACCGGGCGCCGGGCCCGAAGAACTGCTCGGGCCACGCCCCGGTCGTCGAGCGGCCGCCGGGCGTGTTCCCCTGGTCGTCCTCGGTCGCGGGCACGAGCGAGCGGTTCGCGGTCTTCCAGCTGGAGTAGAACGCGTACTGGTAGGAGCCGGTGAGCGTGCCGGTGACGGCCGCGCCGATCGCGGCGGGGCTGCCGCCGTTCAGCATCCCGTTGCCGGGGCTGACGTCGCCGACGATCGAGGTGAACGTGCCCTTGTCGGTGATCGAGCCGGTCCACCTGTAGCAGTGCCCGGTGGGCGTGGTCCCGCCGCAGTAGGACAGGGCGACTTCCCCGGCGAGGCGGACGGTCGCGGTGCGCGTCATGGTGTCGAGCGCCCAGGTGCCGTGGACGCCGCTGTCAGGCCGGGCGGTGATGGCCGTCGTGGCGGTGGCGGCGTAGGGCGTGACGGCGGCGCTGGCGGCCGTGGCGGCCAGGCCCAGGCCGAGCGCGGCGGTGGCCGCGGCGGCGAGGGCGGTGAGCTTGCGGATCATGGACTGCCTTCCTGGTTGGTTTCTCTTGCTGGCCGCCCGGGCCCGGAGCGGAAAGCAGGCCCGGGCGGCGTCTAGGGGGCGGCCGTCAGGCCGGGCGGCCGCGCATGATGGTGACCTTGCAGGCTTCCCCGGCCTTGGCCACGACCTGGAGCACGGCGTCACGGAACGTCCGGTCCGGGTCGTTCAGGTGGTAGAACATCCGCAGGTCACCCTGGATGAGGCGGTACCTGAACCGGGCCTTCACCCGGTACATCTCCGAGTCCTCGAAGGGCCGGACGGCCAGCTCGAACGCGTCGGGGATCTCGACGGTGGCCTTGCCGCCGCCGGCCGCCGTGGTCTCCTCGCTGTAGGTGAGCTGGGTCTGGCCGTCCTTCAGCCGCTTCGCGCTGGAGTAGGTGACCTTGGTGTGGGCGTGGAAGTGCTGCGCCATCTCCAGCAGGTCCGCGGCGGTCGTCGGGCCGCCGGGGGCGATGTCGGCGGCGTGGTCCTCGATCCATTCGGCGAACGCCTGCTGGGTCATCTGGGTCTTGTTCTTGCCGGCCCAGTCGGCCCATTCGGGCGTCTGCTTCATGGCCAGGACGGCGCGGTGGGCCTGCCAGCGCGCGCCGCCCTCCGCGTTCGAGTGGGCGTCGAGCACAGCGGTGATCGTGGCCGTGTCCAGGTCGGCGAACACCTCGGATGAGTCGTCGGAGTGCTTGGCGTAGTAGTGCGCCAGGCTGGCGACGTCGCGGACGGCGACGGTGCCGGTCTTGTGACGGGGGAACTCGCGGTACTGGTCACCGGTCAGGTCCAGCACCTGGATCTGACCGGAGTGCGGCGAAAGCCACGCGTAGACGGTGCCGGGCGTGACGATGTTCGGCACCTCGGCACTCATGGCAAGCCGCTCGATGACCTGAGCGGCGGCGTCCTTGTTCAGCGTGTCGGTCATAGTGCATCCCTGATGTGAGCGTCGGGCTGCGCGACCTCGCGCAGCGGAAGCGGGTCCTGGTGGTAGCGGGGGTCGTCGCGGACGAGGTTGCCGGTGTCGTCGGCGAAGAAGATCGCGGTGACCGGGTTGCCCTTCGGCGGCTTGCTGACCGCCGTCGCGGACACGCCGAGCTGGCCGCTGCCCTTGATGAACACGACGTCGACGGTGAGGACCAGGCGGCCCTTCTTCTCGGTGTCGCGCACGGCGAGGACGAGGTCGGCGAGCATGACCGCGGCCTCGTCCACGACGGAGCCCTTGCCGACGTCGCGCAGGACGTCAGCGAACGGCCGGACGGCCGGCGGGCCGGTCTCCGCGATTTCCCTGCCGCCCGCGGTGGCGACTTCCTTGCCTGTCATGTGTTCCTTTCCCGGGTTGGGTCTGGCGGGGTCTCGGATGCGGTGCAGTCGTGGACGCTGTGCCTGTGCTCCAGCGCCCCGGGCTCCTCACCGCGCGCCAGGAACCGCGCCTGGCGCGGGTGGGTGAACGTGACGGCCACCTGCCCGGCGGGGTCGCGGGCGTAGTTCAGCGCCGGGACGCCGGGGGCGAGCAGGATGCGCGTGTGGCAGGTGCCGCACTCCCGGTAGTCCGTGGCGAGGGTCATGGTGGTCACCCGCCGCACGCTTCGAGCACGGCGACGGCGACGGTTTCCCACCGGGCCCGGACCAGCGGCCGCAGCATCTCCCACGGGAGTTTCCGGCCGGCGTGCTCGAACACGACGGCGTACTTCTCGTAGGCCACCTGGCCGAGGGTGCGGTCAGCCGCCATCGCCGGGCCTCGTCTCGATGAACACGGGCTCGCTGCGGTCGCCGTCGCGGAAGGCCACGAGCCCGTGACCCATCGCCGTGGCCTGCTCGCCGCTCAGTTCGGGCGTGCCGGTCAGCAGCAGGCCGAGCACGTGCTCCCGGTCCCAGTCGGCGCCGATGAGCGCCAGGCCGCCGTCAAGGAAGGTGTGCACCTGCTCGCCGTCCGGCAGCATGGCCACGGCGTCTTCGTAGCTGAGCTGGACGCGGTGGCCGTCAGCCATTGCCGCCCCCGGTGATCAGCTCGACCACGTCGGCGCGCGTCTTGCACGGCTTCAGCGCCTCGCGCACCCGCGCCGCCTGGTCCTGCGTCAGGTCGGAGGTGGTGGCCAGCTCGTCCAGCCCGGCGAGCTGGGCGGTGAACACGAGCCGCTCTTCCCGCTCGGCCGGGTCGGCGTCGTCGTAGCCGAGGCCGCGCCACAGCGACTGGATGATGCCGACCTGGCCCGTGCTCGCCTTCGCTGGCGGCCGGGCGTCGGGCTCGTGCTGGGCCTCCCCCGCAGGGTCCGCCGGGGGGGTGGGCGGAACGGCCGCATCGGGGGACTGCGGCTCTCCTGCGGGGGAGGCGTCTGTGGGGTCGTCCACGATCTCGGCGTCATGGATCTCGGTGTCCGGCCCGCGAGCCGGCATAGGCGGCGGCGCGGCGGCCGGCCCGGCGGCCTGGACGGCGGCACGGAGCTGCTCGCGGCGGAACTCGGCCGACGTCGGCACCCACGGCTCCAGCCGGCGGGCGGCGGTCTTCCACCACATCGACCGGCCCTTGAACTCCGGGTGGTCCTCCCCGGCGTCCATCCGGTTCCACGGGCTGAACGAGTCGTCGGCCCGGTAGCCGCCGGCGTCGCGGGCGGCCAGGACGTCGTCGCGGTTGAGCAGGACGACGCGGGACACGGCGCCCGTGGTGAGCTGGGCGTAGGCGTACACGCCGACCATCTCGCCGCGGCTGCGTGAGCCGCCCGCGCCGAAGAAGTCAGCGCCGGTGCTCCCCTCGCCGCCGGTCGAGTGGACCGGCTTCTCGTCCACGCCCTCGATGAAGTGGAACCGGTCGCCCGCGCAGACCTCGCGGACCACGACGGAGGCGACCGCGCCGGAGCGGTACATCCGCTCGACGATCCCCCGGTATCCCTCGATGCCGAGGACCTGCGGCACGCCCTTCTTCTTGCGGGGCGTCAGGTAGAACTCGTCGGTGCCGGGCTGGTGGCCGAGCGCGGCGCACCGCATCAGCGCGGTGATCAGGGTGTCCGGGGACCGCTCGGCAGCCTTCATCAGGTCGTCGCTCGCGTAGAGCGCGGCGGCGGCGGTGCCGAGGAATCCCTTGACCTCGATGTGGTCGGGGAGGATGGCGGCGAAGTGGGTCTTGCGCTGCCACATCACGGACACGATCCCGGTGTCCCGGGTGGCGACGGCGCTGCTGACGGTCTGGGCGGTCATGCTGACGGCTCCTTCCTGGCCCGGGCCGGGACGAGCTTGTCCACGGTGCAGGCTTTGCGTTCGATGGTCTTGGCGGCCAGGTCGTAGACCTGGCGGGTGGCGATGACCTCGCCTGTGTGGGCGGACACGAGCCGGTTGCCGGTGCCGAGCAGCTGGCGCAGCCGGTTCTCCGCGAGCTTCTTGCGCTGCTCGGCGGCCTTGTACGCCTTCAGGGCGGCCCGGTACTGGATGACCGGCATCCGCCGGACCTCCACGGTCCGGTCCTCGATGGACGGGTGCAGGTGCTTGAGTGCCGCGGTGGTGGCCGGCCGCCAGTCCACGTCCGGCTCGTCGCCCTGCTCGATGCGGCGCAGGAACAGCCGGGCTTCCCCGCGCATCATGAGCAGGTCTTCCTTCGCCGCGGCGTCGAGCGTCAGCTCGTAGACGCGGACCTTGCGGCGGTTCCACAGCAGGCAGGCGACGTAGCCGGTGCTGACGCCCATGACGTCCATCTGCCAGAGCACCTGGCAGCGGTAGTGCACGGGAATCTCGTCGCTGCCGTCCTCGCCCCACTCATCGCTGCCGCCGTCGATCTTGCATTCGAGCACGGCGATGGCATCCCAGGCAGAGAACGAGCCTTCGGTCACCAGCCGGTCGGGCGTGGCCATCTGCCAGGGCCGCTCGGCGTGGGCGAACAGCATCTGGCCGTTGCCGGTGAGATTGAACTCCGGGTGCCGCTCGGCGAACCTGTCAGCGACGAAGGACTCCATGTGCTTGCCGAGCTGCATGGCGTCGGTCTCCTCGACACCGGGCAGCTGGCCGAGCTTCTGGTGGTAGAGCGCGTACGGGCTGCTGTACGGGGACAGGCCCATCACGATCGCGATCTCCGACGCGGTGATGCCCTGGCGCCTGGCCTCCAGCCACTCGGCCTCGCTCCTGGTGCGCATTGCGATGGCGCTCACAGCGACTTCTTCCCGTCGAGGATGTCCCGGTCGTCCCGCGTCCACCCGCGCCCGGGCAGGTGGACGCACCGGATGTGGCCGCAGCGGACGCTGCAGGAGCAGAGGCCGCGTGGCCGGGGCGTGCACCAGGTGCACTGGACGGCGGTGGCGAGCGCGTCGATGGCGTTGCCGGTGATGGTGTACGGGACGGGCTTGCCGGCCTGCCAGCGGTGGTAGCGGTGCCCGAAGGTGAGCAGCACCAGGGCGAAGCCGAACCAGGCGACGATGGAGAACAGCACCCAGGTGACTGGCCAGGACGCGGCGAGGATGGCGAGATGGGTCATGACGCCACGTCCAGGGCGCGGCGCCACCGCTGGATGGTGCGGTCCGTGCAGCCGAGCACGGCGGCGGCCTCGCGGGCGGACCTGGTGGTGATCAGGTCCAGGTGCTCCCTGGCACTGTCGGCGTTGAGCGGCTTCCGGCTCGGGCCGGGGCCGCCTTCAGGGAAGCCTTTCCGCTGCCACCGCCGGTAGCAGGGGCGGCAGACGGGCAGGCCGTGGCTGCGGTTGCAGACCGGGCCGGGGCAGCAGGCGCAGACGTCGCCGTCCGCCTTGTCCGGCGGCGGCGTGCCGCAGGCGGCCTCGGCCTCGGCGAGGGCGCGGACCGCCCAGTCCGGCCGGGGTGCCCGGTAGACGTACGGCCGGCCGGGCGGCAGGCCGTTGCGGCTGCCGGTGGGTGCTGGGGTGACGCTCACTCCATCCACCCCCTGGCCTGCGCCGCGAACGTGCCCGTGTCGTCGTCGTACTGCTTGGCGGCGAGGTCCCCGAACCGTTGCGGGTCCAGCGGCGGCGACAGCTTCTCCAGCGCCCCGGCGATGATGCCGCCGAGCACGGCTGCCCGGATCCGCAGCGCGGCGGCGGTGGAGCGGACGGGTTCGGTGTGGAGGCTGCCGAGCCACGCCACGGTGCCTTCGTCGCGGGAGGTCAGGCCGTTGGCCTTGCGGTGGGCGGCGATCAGGTCGGCGAGGAAGGCCAGGAGCCGCAGCCACGCGAGCCGCAGTGGCCGCCTGCGCCGTGCGGCGTGGCGGGCTTCGGGGCGGTCGGCAAGGATCGCGGCGACGAACAGGACCAGGGCGGTGGCGAGAACCGCGAGCACGATGACGGCGATCATGACTGCCGCCCCAGGTGCTTGGCCAGCACGTCCATCGCGGTCATGCCGTTCCACTTGATGAATGGGGCCTGCTGCTGGGCCAGTTCAAGCGCCTCTGACAGGCAGAAGCGGTGGGTGGCGAGCCACTCGGCAGTGCGCGACGAGGGGATGGGCTCGTGGACCCACCCTCCCTTATCGCTGAGCACCCGGACCCGCGTGCCGCCGTCGCCGTAGATCACCGCCCACCCACCCAGTCCCCGGTCCTCGACCGTGACGACCCAAGTGCTGGCGTCCATGGCCGAGGCGGGGTCCCCTCGCATCGAGTCGGGGAAGACCGACACCTCGTAGCGGGTGGCGCGGACGTGTCTCTCGCTCATGACTCGCCTTCGTCCGGGCCGCGCCGCGACGGGTGCGGGATGACCTGCCTGCGGGGGAAGCCGCGCTGCTGGTCGTGGCGGCCGAGGTCGTAGCCCGTCCAGAACCAGAAGTCGGATTTGCGGGTGACGACGTAGAACACCGAGAGGGGCCACAGGACCCAGGTGACGATGCAGGCGCCTATCCAGTTCACCAGGCACCCCCCGGCCGGACCTCGGCCCAGGTGTGCCCGGTCCACTCGGCGATGCGGATCGGCTGGCGGGCCGCTGCGGCCCGGCGGCGGGCGATGCGGCGGTCGGTCACCCGGTCCGCCAGCGGGCCGTAGAGGCACGCGGCGGGCAGCGGGAAGGTCAGGGCGACGGTGAGGAGCAGGAGGGCGATCACTTGGCACTGTCCGCGGGGACCTCGATGGCCTTGAGGCCGTAGCCGGAGGGCGGCGCGAGGCGGCTGGCGGCCGCGTGCGGCCAGCGGTGGTACGCCCTGTAGCTGCCGTCAGACTCGCGCGGGCCATAGGCCATGTGGTCGCCTGAGTGGCCTTTCGCGGCCAGGCAGATGTAAGCGCTGGCTCCGGCCTCCGCGAGGCAGGGCTCCCGGCCGCGGAAGCTGTTGTCCGGTGGCCCGGCCGCCTCTGCCGCGTCCCGTGCGTCGATGTCCGCGTCGTCGCGGTCGTCCCCGTCGTCGTCCAGGACGTCCACGCCCTGCGCCACCTCGGCCGCGCTCGCGGCGGTGAACTCGCCGTGCTTGGTGGCGGGATCCGGGGCGGCCGCGGCGAGCAGCATGTCCTTCGCGGCGCACGCGGCCCTGATCAGCTGGTCAGCCTCGCCGGGCGTGTAGACGTAGATGGTGACGTGGCCGATGACGAGCACGGCGAACGGCGTGCCGTGGTCGTTCAGGTAGATGCTGACCTTGTCGGTGATCTCGGATGGTCCGTGGACTTGCATTGGTGTGCTCCTACACTGGGGTTCAGGCCCGGGACGGTGTGCCCCGGGCCGGGACGCCTCCCGCGTGGCTGGCCAGCGCAGCGGGGGGCGTCCTTGCGTTACGGGGCAGTGCGCTCGCTGGCCTTGAGGAACTTCTCGATCTCCGACAGGCGGACCCGGATCGGGCCGGCCTTCTTGGCCGAGCGCGTCGGGTACTGGACCGACGGGATCGCGCCGGACTCCACGAGGTAGTAGGCCGTGCGCCTGGCCACGCCGAGCAGTTCGGCGGCCTTGGCGACCGATACGAGCCCGTCGGTGGCGGTGCTGCTGGCGGTCTTCATGGGTGCGAACTTAGTGCACAGTGTGCGCACCCCGCAAGTGGGGTCCGGCAATATGTCCCGGACAGTTATGGACTTGCAGGTAAGAGACTTGTTACTGTGTGCACGTTGTGCAGAAGTGTGCACGCTGAACGGGAGACAATGCTTGCCGTGACGACCCCCCCGCCGCCGGAAGCAGAGATCATCAGCAAGCGCCTGGACGAGCTCGACATGTCCGCGCGCCAGGCCGCCATCACCGCGGGCGTCTCACCGACCCTGATGCTGCAGATCCGCAAGGGCGACCGCGCCGCCTCAGCCCGGGCCATGGCCAAGATCGCCCGCGCCCTGTGGTGGACCCCGGCGGACCTGTCCGCGATGGGCCGGCCGGACGCCGCGGCCATCCTGGAACAGTCGCTGCCCGCGGCCGACCCGGACCCGGCCGCCCAGATGATCGAGCAGATCCGCAGCTCACGGGAGTTCACCGAGGGGCAGAAGCGGCACCTTATAGGGCTGGTAGAGCGTGATGCAAGGTAAGAATTTGCTGGCCTGCCGGTAAGGCAACCGTTGCGTCATGCAAGGCGTCTCACTCTCACGACGAAGAGTGAGGGGGAATGTACGCAATGAAGGTGGATCTGCTGGTTGGGGTCGCCGGGGTGGCCGGTTCGGGGGCGTGGCTGAGGTGGGCGACGATCCCCGTGCGGCTCGCCTACGTGGTGGGCCGCGGGGTGGGGAGGATCAATGCCAGGCAGGCGGCAGCACGGCGAGGGGTCCGTCTATCACCGGAAGGACCGCGGCCAGTGGGTCGCCGTCGCCGATCTCGGTTACCGCGGGGGCAGGCGGGACCGGCGGGAGTTCACCGGGCCCACGCCTGAGATAGCGATGGAGCGGCGGGCCGCCTTCGTGGGCCGCCGCCGTGACGGCTTCACCCTGCCGAAGGGCCGGCAGCCGACCGTGGCCGAGTGGGCGGAGCACTGGCTGTGGAACATCGCCCGGCCGGCCGTGGACCCGAACACCTTCTATCGCGGCTACAGGCAGAAGATCCTCGACTACGTCGTGCCGTACTTCGGCCGGGTGAAGCTGGCCGAGCTGGCCGAGGAGGATATCGAGGCGTGGCACCAGGAGCTGCTGGCCCGGCCGTCGCGCCGCGGCGGCGGGACGCTGTCCCCGTCCACGGTGGAGACGGCTCACCGGATCTTCTCGGCCTGCCTGAACGTGGCGGTCGCCCGGCGGCGGCTGCCGCACAACCCGTGCACGTTCGTGCCCCCGCCGCGCTCGGACCGGCCGCCGCCCGAGCCGCCCAGCGCGGCCGAAGTGGTCATGGTCCTGGACGCCTGCCGGGCGTGGCCGGACGGGGCCCGGTGGGTGCTGGCGATCTGCACCGGCCTGCGCCAGGGCGAGGCCCTCGGCCTGCGCTGGCGCGACGTCCGCCTGGCCGCCCCGGCGTCGGTCACCATCCGCCAGTCGCTCGCACGCATCGACAGGGAGAGCGTCATGAAGTCACCGAAGTCCGCGAAGTCGCGGCGCACGATCCCGCTGCCCGCCCGGGCCGTGACCGCGCTGAAGGCGTACCGGGAGGCGCAGGAGGTAGCCGACATCGGCGGCCTGGTGTTCCCCGCCCGGCCGGACCGGGAGGACTGGCAGGACTGGGATGACCTGCTGTCGTCGCTGGAACTGCCCCACTACCGCGTCCACGACCTGCGCCACGGGTACGCGACGATCCTGCTGGAAGGCGGCATGGACCCCCGGGTAGTGCAGGACCTCATGGGCTGGTCGTCGGCGAAGATGGCCGAGATCTACCAGCACGTCCGGCCGGTGATGCACGCCCGGGTCGTGTCGATGCTGGACGAGGTGCTGGGCGATGGCTGATGCCAGCCAGCGTGCCAGCCTACGTTGTGCACGTAGGTGCACAGTGTGCGCATAATTCTGGACTCCCGGACCCGGAATCGTGTACGTTGTGCACGTCGGTTCGGAGTGTGCACACCCCCGTGACGCACTCGTAATGCGTAGGCCATCGGTTCGATTCCGATAGGCGGCTCCAGGTCAGGGGCCTGATGCGATCTTGGAGGCAAGATCAATGCCAGCACCGATGCCAGCCCAGGGCTCTGGAATGAGGTCATCCGCCGGCCCGGCCTGAGCGTCTACCTCACACCCCGCACGACCCGAGAGGACCATTCATGAAGATCCGCGCGCTCCCGGCATTAGCAGCTGCCGCCGCGCTCACCGCCTGCGGTACCCAGGCGGCCAGCACCTCCAGCGCGGCCACCCCGGCCGCCAGCGCGTCGTGCGCGCAGCAGTACCACGCATGGAAGTACGGGCCGGCCCGGGCCCAGGGGAAGCGGCTCGCGAAGGCGCTGGAATCGGTCCAGTCCGCGGGCAGCAGCGACGACATGGCGCTCATGGGCGCCGGGCTGAAGCGGTCCGGCCGCCTGGCGCACGAACTGCAGGCATACCCGATGCCGGCCTGCGCCGACCCTGCGGGCTACTGGAAGCGGAGCCTGGCTGACATCCGGGCGGCCGGCGACAACGCCGGGACCGCCACGGGATTCATGGGCCTGATCGCCGCGGAGGTGCCGCTGAAGAAGGTGCCCGCACTGGAGCGCAAGCTGTCGGCCGAGCTGAAGACAACGACCCGGTAGGCTCCTGCCTACGTCTGGGGAGACGTTCAGCCGCCCCGCAGCCCTCACGGGTTGCGGGGCGGTTTACTGCCCGACACGTACGACCCCCAGCCCTGGTCCGTCTCGATCAGCCCTTCCTCATGCAGCTGCAGCAGGGCCTTCCGCACGGTGTTCCGCGCCACCCCGAACTCCTGCGCGAGCGTCTTCGCGGACGGCAGCCGGGCGGTGTAGGTGCCGTCCGCGATCCGGGCCCGCAGGATCGCGGCCACCTGTTTCCACGGCGGCGGCCCGCGGTCGATCAGATCCATGCGCGGATGATGCCTGACCAGGGATAACCATGGATCAGCCGGTCTGCGTAGGGTTGCTCACCCATGCGCACACTGTGGCCAAGTCTGGCCACGCGTGGTTATGCTTCGCGTATGAGCTCCCCAGACTCTGATATTGACCCGACCCCCGAGGCTCTCGAAGCCGAGTTCCCCGGCTGGCACGTCTTCTACGGCGTCTCCCAGCTGTGGTACGCCCGCAAGCCGCTGACGTCCCCGCCCGTGCTGCTCCGCGCCGAGAACCTGACCGAGCTCCGGGTGCGGATGAAGGCCAAGGCCGAAGAGCTGGCCGACCCCTGGCACGGCCGGCGGTAACCAGAGCGGCCCGGACGGTGCGTGAACACCGCTACCCGGGCCTGGCCCCCCAAGGAGGGGTTGTGCAGGACAGTACAGACAGACCCGCCAGCACCACCAGCCCCAGCGGGGCAACCACCCGCGCGCCCCGCGTCGTCGGCTGGCTGGCCCTGGCCGGGGTGTCCCTGATCGCCGGGATCTCGTCCTACTTCCACGCCCTCGCCGTCGTCCAGGCGGCCGGGGCCACACCGCCCGTGTCGTACCTCGTCCCCGCCCTGGCTGACCTCGTCATCCTCGGCGCGTCCGCGGACCTGCTCGCGGCATCCAGGGCGGGCCAGCCCCGGCCGCGTCTCACGATGCTGGCTCTCGCCGTCGGGGTGGTGGTTACCCTCGCGATGAACGTGGCCGCCGGGTGGGGCCATGGCCTGGGCGGACGGCTGGTTGCCGGGTGGCCCGCCCTGGCTTTCATCCTCGCTCTTGAGTCCCTCGCGGGGCTCGTCAGACGCGGCCGGGGCGGTGCGAGCACAGCTCCCGCCCCGGCCGCTTCCGGCCACCCCGGCATGCCGGCTGTGCCGAGCACGGCAGAAGCGCTCCAGACGCTGCTGGTGACGGACTCCCGGCGGAAGCTGGCGGACGCGCTGGGCGTCCCTAAGAGCCGGGTGGATTCGTGGGCGCGGATGGTGCGCCAGGTGGACTGGGCGGCCGAGCCTGAGCCTGCGCTCCCAGACCCGGGCCACACGCTGAACGGGAGCGGTCCCCATGATCCCAATGAGTGAGACGTGGAAGCCAGTCAGGGGCCACCGCGGCTACCAGGCCAGCTCACTCGGCCGGGTCCGCTCGGTGGACCGCAAGCTGACCGACGGCCGCCAGGCGGGCGGCCAGGTGCTGACGCCATGGCTGGACGACGACGGCTACCAGGTGGTCCGCCTCGGCCGCAGCAACGTCCGCGTCCACGTCGCCGTGCAGCTGGCGTTCGCCGGGCCGCCGGAGGTGGCCCACCTGGACGGGGACCAGCTGAACTGCAGGCCAGGGAACCTGGTTTGGAGTTCGAGGGTTGAGAACGAACGGGATAAGAGGAGGACGGAAAGAAGAATAGGAAGGAATGAAATGTCTTACCGTCCGGGGAACATTGGCACTTCGATTGTTACACCTATTACAGATGCTCACTGACCTGCTGTTTCTCGTCGCCGCAGCCGCCTGTGCAGGCATCTACGGCCTCATCAGGCAGGCCCGCGCCCGGGTCGCCGCGGCCGGGATGCTGGTCCTGGCCTGGCGTTTCCTGTCCGGTAACACCTGGCACGGCAAGGCGCTGACCGATGCGGGCTGGCTGCGGCCTGGCACCCGGGCGTTCACGCCGTCGGGTCACGCGCTGCGGTTCCATTACCGGCCCCGCTGGCAGCGGGCCTGCTGGCGGACCATTCCTGCGCTGGCCGTGCTGACGGTGCTGCTGTTCTTCGACTTTTATCCCCGCGTGGCCGTGCCGGTAATCATATGTCTGGCATTCGTATTTCTCGCCTTTGGCAGCTGGCGTTCGTGGCGGTGGCTGCAGGAGTACAAGCACCGCCGCACCTGGCTGCACCCGGTGCACCGTGTCCTGGCGCCGGTCGCCGGGTACCCGCTGGCCATCCCGGCCCAGTCGTGGATCAGCGTGGACGCGGCCAGGACTCACGCCGAGCTGACGATGCCGCGGTCGTGGGAGCCGGACCCGAAGACGGAGGACCGTATCGCCCGGGTGGCTGCGCAGATGCTGGGGATCGAGTCGCCGGAGGTGACGTGGAAGCGGCGCGCCAGCGAGCCGCTGCAGCTGATCCTGCAGGCCAGCGAGCCGCCGCCGGACCTGGTGACGCTGGACGACATCATGGCCGCGATCGAGCAGGCCCGCAGCGATGAACTGGTCTGGGGCCTGGGCAAACGCCGGAAGCCCGCGAAGAACAGCCTGTCCGGCGACTCGCCCCACTGGGGCCTGTCCATGGGATCCGGGGCCGGCAAGAGCATCACAGCCCGCGCGCTGGCCGCCCAGGTGCTGTACCACGGCGGGATCGTCCTGATCCTCGACTACAAGATGATCAGCCACCACTGGGCGCGGCACCTGCCCAACGTGCGGATCTACCGGAGGCCGCACGAACTGCACGAGGCGCTGCTGTGGCTGGGCCGCGAGCTCGAGCGGCGTAACGAGGTGGCGCTGGCCGGGGCCGACGATGAGGGCAACGTGCATGCGACGGTGGGGCCGCGGCTGTTCATCATCTGCGAAGAGCTGAACGCCACCATGGGCAAGCTGCGCAAATACTGGAACGAGATCCGGGCGAAGGACGACCCGAAGCGGTCGCCCGCGCTGGACGCCCTCGACGCCGCGTCGTTCATGGGCCGCCAGGTGCTGTGCAACATCCTCTACATCGGCCAGCGGCTGTCGGTGAAGGCGGCGGGCGGGGATGGGGACGCGCGGGAGAACATCGGCGTCATCGGCTTCGGCCGGTACTCCCCCAGCAACTGGAAGATGCTCGCTGGTGAGCATCCGATGCCGCCGAAGTCGCTGCACCCGGGCCGCCTGCAGATCGTCGCCACCGGGGTGACGGAGGTCCAGGCGGTCAAGATGTCGGCTGCGGAGGCGCAGCGCCTGGCGCTGGCCGGGACGGTCGCCCGCCTGCCCGCGGGGATGCCTGGGGCGCCGCGGGTAACAGGTGGCACGCATACCCAGATTCCGGGTCCTGACCAGGGCGTTGTAACTGTTACCGGGGCTCCGCCTATTACGGCCGCACCGGCCCGCGTGACGCTGAAAGAGGCCGTGGACGAGGGCATCGTGTCGTGCTCGCTGGCGGCCATCCGGATCGCCCGGCACCGCGGCGGCGGCTTCCCCGAACCGGACGGGCAGCGCGGCCTGGCGCACGAGTACGACCCGCTCCAGCTGGCCGAGTGGGATGCGGGGCGCCGCTGATGCTGTACGCCACCCTGATCGTCGTCGTGCTCGCCGTCGGGTGGCGGCTTGACGTCTATCTGCACCCGTTCGCCCGGTGCCGTCGTTGCGGCGGCAGCGGGTGGAACTGGGGCAGCCGCAGTACCGCGTACGGCCTGTGCAGGCATGGGCTGCGGCGTGTGAGGTGGACCGGCCGCCGTTCGGCGGACCGGCACATTGCAAGGCAGAGGAGACCGTGATGGGCAAGGTCAAGAAGGTCGTCGCGAAGAAAAAGGCGGACGCCAGGTTCGCCACCGAGAAGCCGTCCAGCCCGGACTTCGGGAAGTCCCGCAAGGACTGGAATGCCGCCAAGAAGAAGGGCAAGTGATCGCGATGGCCAGCAAGGACGTGGACGCGGCACAGATGGCTAAGCACCTGCTCACCATCTCCCAGCACATCGCGAAGGGCCTGAAGGCCGACGCGGCCAAGGCCGCCCAGGACGCCCAGAAGAAGGGGAAGTGATCGTGATGGTTTGCTCTCACGCGAAGTGCACGCTGTGCGGAAAGTGCCTGACCTGCCACCCGCACGCCCCGCACACGAAGAAGCGGTGACCGCGATGACTCCTGCCGAGCACAAGGTGAACTGCGCATATTGCCGCGCCGAGGTCAGCCGCGCCGGTGCGCCGCTGTGCCGTGAGTTCTGGGAACTCAAAAAGACAGCGGCAGCCGACGGGTACCGGCATCGGCCAGAGCCCCAGGCCGGACCGGGGAGGAAGTGATATGGGCATCTACCTATTCCAGGGCGTCAGCGGCTGGCTCGACGCGGTGGCTGCGGCGTTCGCCCTGGGTGCGATGACGTGGTGCATGGAAGAGGAAGTCAGGAAGTACCTGGACGGCGGCGAGCAGTATGTGTGAGCCGGAGAGCGTCCTGGGCATCCTGTCCG